TAAAAGCTCTCTGAATGCGATTCCATCTAGTCTTAAATGTTCACGGTAGGTTATCCCGTTGAACTCGATCGTTGATGGGGTTCTATCTGTTGGAACCACTGGACTTAGAAAATTAATCCAGTCGTACCAACGCCGTTCCCCTACTCCATCACCCCATCCAAGCTCCTTGAGTGCCTTGCAAACGATACTGCGCATCTCAAGGACTGATACCTCAAAGTTCTCAGGCCAACTCTGAGCAATCGCTTCAATCTTTTCAATAGGGGTGATCTTGGCAGAAACCAACTCAGAAATTGCCTGGATCACACTGTTCAACTCATTTTCACCCCCTGTTTTTTCCGGTAAGTTCTGCATATTTTCTGATTGATTTCAGACTACTAACAGACTGCAACCTTTTCGCTGTCAGTGTTGATGCACTGCAACTAGACTGCAATCATGTTGCAACTATAGTGCAGTCAACTCGACAAGAAAACCCCGTGTGTGTACAGTAAGTACACACAACATGGAGGGGTTTATGTTTTACGAAGAGATGAGCTTGAATGTGTTTATGAGGGATACGGGGATCGCCACGCTTAAAGAAGTTTCTGAAGTGTTGGGAGTGTCCTATGATTGCGTCAGGTCGTGGTCAGCAGGCCGCCGGTATCCGAATCGTGAACAAAGGGAGAAGATGTTCAATGTCTGCCAATCCATCAGAGCCAAGCAACATATTAAGCCTCGTTCCCCCCGCTATGAGGCGATCGTTCCGGGGAGTGGCGGAAACACTGGACATTTCTGAAGAGGATTTGGCTAGGCAGTGCTTGGTCAGGGGGTTCGCTGAGGTTTGCCGGGATCTAAATGCCTACGATTTCCAGCAACCCAACGATCCCCCGACATAGCCTAAAAATATTTCTTGATTAGGGGTTGACAATCTAGGCAAGGATGTCTTATGTTAGATATATCAAAGCACACAACCCAGAGAGGACAGACCAATGACCACTACCTACGCTTACACAACCGAGTTCACTCCCATCGCTTTAATCCCCAACAAACTACTGACGGAATCCGTTGGCGAAGAAGTCCTGGGAACAGTGCCTACTGGATGCTCTGGCGGAAGCGAATATTGGGATGTTGAACTCCCATGTATCTACGTCTTCAAAATTGAAGATGCAATCGGTCGCTTGATGCGCGGTAAATGGTTGATCGCTCCTCAAGTTGAATATCATCAAAAAGTTGCTAAGACCAACAAAGGTCGGTGGTATAACTGCCCTAAAAAATTCACCGTTCACGGTGAAGAATATTCCGCCAACCTTTGGGCGAAGCACGGTCGCCGTTGGTACCCGGTTCTAACGTTTAACTATGCCTACGAGGATCAGCCCTGCGTGTTCCTCCCCTAGATCACCCGCCCCGAAAGGGGCTTTTTTATTGGCAAAAATCCTTGAATTTTTGGACAGGGACGGCTTTAGACCAGTAAAAACCTTGCCCATATTCAATCCCGATCGCTTTGGCGATTAGTAGATCTTCCTTAGTTTCAATCCCCTCTAGGGTGCATTTAGCCCCAAACAAACTCGCCGCAAATTTAGAGAGGATACAGCCCTTCAGGTTGTCGTTCCCATTAGTCGGAACAAAGAAGCGATCGATTTTAATTTCGTCAGGGTACAGGAACAATCTAGAGACGTTTGACTCCTCTATTCCCCAATCATCCAGAGCAAGTTTTAGACCAGCCTTACGGAGCAAAAAAAGGCTATCTGAGAAGTCAAGCCCCTTGCTGCTGGATTCAATTATTTCTACACAAATCTGACTGGGGGGAATAGACGATCGCTGCACCACACTGAGGAACCAGTCTAGGAAATGATCCTGCCCAATGTCTTCAGGGTATAGGTTAATCCTGACTTCTAACCCATCCAAAACCTTACAATCTTCAAGCACTTTGCTGGCAACAAACCGAGACAGAGAACACCTTAAATCAGGGACATTCCGAACCCGATCGATAAATTCGTGGGCTTGAATAATACGCCCATTCCTGGAGATTCTAAGCAATGCCTCAGCACCGATAACCGTTGTCACTCCATGCCCTTGGAGGTCAACGATCGGCTGATAAAAAACGTGAAAATCCTTATCTCTTAAAGAGTCATAAAGCTCTTGGACTGGGTTAAAAAGCGAAGGGATTTCAATAATTTCAGTATTCAGTATCAAAGGATCTGCCCCCTGTACGCCTCACAAAATTACCGCCTAATGCTGTTATATACCCCTCCAATTGTCTTGTCAGTGATTCAACCGCCGCTACCCTTCCTTTTGTAATTGTTACCCCGTCGGCAATTTTAGACATATTTACTTCGACAGTATTAATCTCCTGCTTTAATAAAGCAATTGTAGTTTTAATCTCAGAAACCACCTCGTTTTGACGATCGAACCGTGCATCTAATCTATCAGAAAGATTGCCTATTTCAGTGTAAATATCTTTCCTGAGATTACTAATCGCCCATACTGCTGATGCTAATACACCGCCCAAAACTAGGAACAATTGAACAGTATCCCCATCAATAGGAACCTGAGAAAATAGTGGAGAGGATTGAGCAACAGCAGGGACAGTGATACTAAGTAAACCTCCAGACAGAAACAACGCCACAGGAACCCCGATCGCTGACGAAATTTTCTTAATATTTTTCATGAGTTTTTCCGCTTCCATTTGTGCCAACGTTCAGACCCTGACATAGGACGATCGCCAATACAACGCCTTCCCGATCGTCCCGGATTAGGCGTGAACCAATGCCCGCAAACAGGACAAGATCTGCGGTTCCCCCTAGAATAAGTTTTCTTGCAACCACAATTCGGGCAACACATACTAACGAAAACCTACACAATAAAGGCGATATACAACATTGATTTTAAGGTACAGTATTGATAATTGAAACCAAAAAACTGCCATGAAATTTTCAGGTATTGCAACTGATAATTTACCAAATCGGAATGGAGGAAGATTTTCTGTAAGAGAGTTGACCCGAATTTCTGAATTACTACCTGGCAGCCCCGTTTCTTTTGACCATAATACGGGATACAACGATCAGCAAGGACGGGTGCTTTCGGCATGGCTGGAGCAATCCGACCTCTCCCCCTTACCCCAGGCAATCGCCAAAGAAGGGTATTGGCAGGTGAAGTTTGAGGCTGAGTCTAGTGTACTCCCCAAACCAGGAGACGGGCTAAGTATCGCCACCCTGTACCGTACTGAAAAATGCCCCGATTGCAACTGTGACGCGGCCAGTTGGCTAGAGTGTCCGCGATCGATGCAGGAAATCAGAGACGCGGGGTATGTCGAACGGGTAGAAGTTGAAGATGTTTTGGAAATCAGTTTGGTACTGATTCCAGCCGTAAAAGGGGCGCAAGTAATCAGCGCCTCTGACAGTGTAAATCCTAATTTAATTGCCGTTTCTAGAGAGGCCTTTATGGGTACCAAATTAGCTCAAGATGTTGTAGGGGATAGCGTTCTTCCTGAAAAGCCCACGGTAGAAACCACGCCGGAACCCGTGGCAGATTCCGCTGAGATTGATGGCGTTATTCTCACTGCTGAAGAAGTGGAAGCGATGCTCAAAACTCAATCCGATCGTGATGAGGAAATCGCCAAGCTGAAAGCGGAAAACGATCGTTTGTCTCAGGCTGCTCAGGATGCAGAAACCCAGGCGGAAGAGGCCCGTAAAGCCGCCAAAGCCGCTGAACTGAAAACTAAGTTAGGTGCCGTGATGCCTTCTGTGAACAAAGTTTTAAGCCCATCCCGTGATGCCCAATTGAATCAAGGGTTAGTGGCAGAGTGGCAGTCAATTATCGATTCTGCTCCCAATCGCACTGCCTTCTATGGTGGGGGAACCCGCTACATTACCCAGCGGGATGAATCCGAAATGGAGCGGTTCTTCCTCGACAATAAACGCGAGTTAATCCGTGAAATGGATGGCGTTGCTAAATCCCACGGGTTACTACGTGGAAAGCTCTCGACTGACGCTCCTACTCTCCGGGCTGATATTCCCGATATGTTCTTGGCCATGCTGGGCACGTACATTCGGATGACTCACGTTACCCAGAGAATCTTCTGGCAGTTCCCACGGGTCGAAGAGGATTTCTCAAAGGTACCCGGTGACACCATCAAAATCAAACGCTGGAGCAACCTAACGGAACCTTCAGCAGAGGCAGATTTCACCCTCACCCCTGGCACCGCCCTCAACTCAACCCCCGGCAACCTATCCGAGACCTCAGTCTCTGTGGTGCTGGAGGAGAAAGGACTAGGAAAAAGTGGCGTAACCGGATTCGAGCCGATCGGTATTCCCGAATTTATTGCGGCCCGCTCTATTGAAGACTTGCTTCAAGTAGTTCAAGAGCGATTGGGGATTCACTATGAAGCCTGTGAAGACTTCATGATTCGCTCCAAATACCAGACGACTACCGCCATTCGGTACAACGACAACAACGCGGTAACCGCCACCCCCGCTCACGTAGGAACCGGCGACGGCGGGCTGATGACCGAAAACTTCTTGCACGATATGTATTCTGAAATGAGTAGCCTTCTCGTCCCGGCAATGGATGATGAGTGCTACATCCTGGCCTTGAACCCCAAAGCCGCTGCTCAGTTACGCAATAGCGTTGCAGATAAGGTCGAGTACAAATCCATGGAGTACCTGCTAGACATCCTGCTTCCCGCTGGCAAAGCCGGTAAAACCGCTGGGTACATCGGAACCGTTGGGGGTTTCCACTGCTTCCAAACCAATAGCTTTGGAGTAGGAACCGCCGGAAATGAAGGCGTTCAAAACGTTACCCTCGGTACTGGATCCGTGTTGACCCGATCGTCTTGGGCATTTGGGAAAGCAGCGGTAGGACGGGCCGTATCCATGCCGGTTCAAGTTCGGATGAACGACGATAACTCGTTTGGACGGTTGCAGCAGTACATCTGGATCTCCCACGAGAATTGCCACACCCTCGACGTTGACCCCAACAACAACGCCTCCGAGCAATTGCGGGTATTTGAAATCCGTACTCCAGACGTGGCTCAGTAGGGGGAAACATGGGCATTCCGATCGGGACAGTGAAACAACTTGACCTGCACCGGAATATGGACGGGGTACTCTGTATCGTCTCCCCGTCCGGTGCCCTAATCCCCTACCATCAAGAGGAAGGGGGCACTTATTCCACTGCTAACATTCCAGAAGCTTTAGCTCCTGACATTTCAGGAACTCCTGACATTGCAGGAAACCTTGACAAAATTAACGTAAATACAGCACCCCTTAGTCGATTGATGGAAATCAAGGGGATCGGGCCAAAGACCGGGGCAAAAATCATTAATCGAAGGCAATCTAAAGCCTTTGAATCTGTCGCTGAATTTCTCGACGAATTTAATGTGGAGGATCCGTCTGCTGCCCTGGCAATCCTTGAGGTTTAATCCAGGGCCTTTTTAGTTGGGGCGGTAGGGGGTGCTGCTCCCGTGTTGAAATAAAGTAAACCAGCACGCTAGACATCGTTACCCCTTGCCCCTCACACCAATCCTGAAAGTCGTTTTTGAAGTCTCTCGGAACTCTAAACTGAATAGTTACTATCTGATCTTCCCATGGCACCTTTAACACCTTCCTTTTCGATCGCTCATGTAACAGATTTAATACTCCAACAATACCTTAGCACTACGACAGGTATTACTGATTGGCTAAATTTTAATGATATTGCAAACATAGCACCGAGGGATGATGGAGAATTTGTCTATGCCGGTTGTATCTGGCCTATCAGTTTAGAGTCCCCAAATGTTGCCTATAAACGAATTTCTACTCGTAAAATCCTCTGGGGTATTCGGTTGGCAATGGCTCATACTGATGATCAGGTAGTGTCCAGTTATTGCCTATTTTGGGCAGATATTCTCAATGAGTTATTAGAAGCGGCCAGCACCACGACTGGGCAATACATTGTAGGAGCTAACTTAGCAGGTACTTACAATGGGGTAGTAGTGCCCCCTAACACAAACATTTCCCTAGTCCGAGAGCCCTGGTCTATCACGATCGATTCTAACGAATCAGGCGGGGCGGTAGGCATGGTTCAAAGCAGATTCACCGTGGAGAGTTGATATGACCTTAACCCTCGGAACACTCCCAAATCAGATTGTTTTTAGCAGGGTCAGCGATCGTTCTGTGGTGCGCCAGCATCAGGCTGAGACAATATCGGCGGCCATTACTCCAGAGCGTTCCCGCTATGGAACAATTCAGCAGCCGGGGGTAGCCATTACCAATAGTCCTAAACTGCTTTGGATTTTGTCGGGCGTTCCTGTTAACGGGGCTGAACTCGATATTTTAGAAGCGATGGTAGAAGATAATGATAAATTTTCCTATGCCTTTGTAGATGCCCTATTCCCAGCAAGAAGGGGCAAGCCCTCATACTCCACAAACGTAAGGCTTGTAGTGGCTCCAGACTGGTTAGGAGAGAGTTATTTTGACCCGACGATCGCGGCAAATATCTGGCTAGTAAACCTCACCCTAGTAGAAATCTGATGGCTATTTATCCTCACATTAAACCAGCCCCAAACCGCCCGGAACTCCAAGGGATTTATGCACTAGAGGGGCGCAAACTTCCTCAAGAGATTTTTAACTGTTGGGTGCAGACAGATTATTTTGACACTAATCAACAATACTGGATCCAGAAGGTGATCGGCGGCCCGTTGTTTAGGGTCAGGGTCGATCGTTTTGAAGCGACAGAATTACCGGAAGATGTAAGATTGATGGTGCTTTCCCGTGACCTTAGGGAGTACCAACAGTATAGACTATATGTAGGTAATAACTCCATCTCGGCGGTAGAGGTCTTGCAGTCCGAAACCAGCCATAGACGGTATAAAGTAACTATTAGTTTATCCTAGGAAATCATGGAAACTTTACTGTCAATCTTTTGGCTAGGAATTGCGATCGGTTCGTTGTTCTCAATGACCTACGCTGTCGTTAAGACGATTGACATAATCGACAACTTACCCGATCGCTATGACCTGGACTAATCAACAACACTGATAACTTGCCAGTCCTTATTACGCCCTATCCGTGATGTTGTTTCCCCATTGCGGTAAAGCCTGGTCAGACGGGTAAGGAACAGCCTCGGTAAATTATGCTCCCTTTCAAATTGGGCTAATTTTGTATAGTCCACTCGGTATTTTTGCCCGCCTGGCCCCTGCAAGTGAATACAGGCAGAAATTGTCCTGATCTTCCTTTCATCCCCCGGTCGCTTTACCCAGGTTACTATCATTTGTCTGCCAAAAGTTTGTTTAACTGCCACCCATTGTTTGGACACTAACAAATCTCGGTAATCCTGAAATGTGTGCCGATGCCATGAGAGACGATCGCGGATGACATCAAGAGAGTATTCCCCCTCAAGGAAACTCCAGAAGATTTCCTCATAGAGGATATATTCTTTGTCTCCTAGCATCCCCCTAGCCATTCTCAGCCAATTTTTCATAGGGTCATTGATAAACGGCCCGCGAGGGGTTTCAATCTTCAGCATTTGTTAGCCTCTCAACAGAAACAGGACATTCTAAATCATAGGCAAAAGACATCGCCTGAGCCAACCCCGCCACGACCCAACATCGTGCAAAGGATCTGGTTTTATCGAATCGGGGCTCAGGGATTCGTACTATCCAGCGATCCATTTTTCTGCCTCGCTAATTCCATAATCGCATCCATCCCGGCCGATGCTTTCGCCTGATTCTGTGCTTGGAAATACCGGCTCAAGGCTTGCTCTCTCACCGCGTCTAGATTTTCCAATTCTGCCTGAGTAACGATCGATGGAGAGGGCGGTTCAGGCTTGCCATTCAGGGATTGAGACTGTTTTAAGTAATTCTCCTCTAGCTCTGCACAGAGTTCAATAACCTGATCGTAAGGAATTGTTTCCAATGTTTGCTGTGCTTTCAGCCAATCTCCATCCCTCATAGAGAGCATGGCCAATAGTCGGATGTAGGGATTGCCGTCACCCGTGGACTCCTTGCCACGAAGTTTAGGGGGGAGGGCAGGGAATTGAATCTTGAGGAGCAATCCGTCATCACCATCACCGGAACTAAACAACAATTCAGTGATCTGGTGAATATCTAAATTGTTAGCATCAAGCTTATGGAGCGCCAGCATTTCTGTTACTAAAAACTTAAAATGCTGCGCTTCCCTCTGTCCATCGATCGTCGCTTCATCCCAAAGATAGGCAATAGCATGGGCTCTATTGTTTTGTGCTGCTGACTGGGCTAATGGAGACTTTACAATAATCTCCCAGGCATCAGACCAGTGTTCTAAAAACTGCTGTCTTTGCCATGCAGGAAGGCAATAAGCCTTGATTGTTTTACCCACATGGTCAGTCACTATTACCCGCGATCGATCGCAATGGAGAAGCATTTTAATCCCCTGCCATCAAGCTTTTTAGAGCCGACTTAAAAGCCCCTGCCTCCTTGGGGCTAGGGTATGTCCCCACGAGTGCGATAAGCTCCTGCTTCACATTAGCCCGTAATCGAATCCCCTTAGACCTATTCCCAAGGAGAACGATCGCTCTTTGCCGTTCTTCAATTGTCGATGGAATCCGCATATTGTCACCAGTAAATAATTACAAATTGGAGCCAAAGAATTATACTTTTAGGCGGAAAAGTATAATTTTATTAATTATATCACCATCGATCGTTCTGTCCCTATTCGTTGTAAAATAGAGATCTAGCGAGGAAAAGACTATGCGCGATTAGGAATCCAAACCTGCCACTAACAAATAATTCTGTTGCAAAGAGGTTAAAGTATTCCTAGTCGCGCTTCCCTCGCCTATGCATTTACTCTCAAGGATTGACAAAAGACTCAAGGATTTAGACCAGATATTCCCCAAGTCTAGCAGTAAGGTGATCTGGACTCCGATCCCCGGTTCCCCTCAGTATGAAGCCTATTATCACCCCGCTCAAGAATTGTTGTTTGGGGGCCAAGCTGGAGGTGGAAAATCAGAGCTAATTGTAGGATTGGCTCTAACTGCCCATAAGCGATCGTTGGTACTAAGGAAACGCTTTACAGACCTGTCATCCATCATTACCCGGATGCGAGAACTGACCCTGGCTCCTGGAACTTACTCCATGAAAATAGGCGATCGGTTAGTGGAGTTTGGGGGCTGTAAAGATGGCTCCAGTCGATTCAAATACAAGGGGCAAGCCCACGACCTAAAAGCCTTTGATGAGCTTAGTGAATTTCAAGAGGAGGAGTATGAATTTATATCAGCATGGAACAGGACAGCAAACCCTAATCAACGATGCAGGATCGTGGCAACCACTAACCCGCCGGATACCAATGAGGGGCGATGGATAATCGATCGCTGGGCCCCATGGCTAGATCCGTCTCACCCCAACCCGGCGCAGTCTGGGGAGCTTCGCTGGTATGTTGGCAAAAAAGAAGTACCGGGGCCAGACCCTGTTGATGGAGTGGTACCCAGAAGCCGGACATTTATTCGCTCTAGAGTTGAAGATAATCCCTATCTAATGGCCAGTGGCTACGATCGCCTGCTGGACAACTTACCCGATGGCATCAGAGAGAAACTCAGGCACGGCGATTTCACCATGAACATGGACGATCGCCCCTCTCAGCTAATCCCTTCAGGCTGGATTGAATTGGCGCAAGAGCGGTACAAGCGGGGGCAGTATCACCGGGATCCAAACTCTAGGACAATCGGTTGCGACCCGGCCCGTGGGGGCAAGGACAGGACAGTAGTAGCCGTGAGGGAAGGTGACCTTGTGGAGGTTTACACCATGCCCGGCAAAAGTACCCCCGACGGTGCATCAGTGGTTCAATTTATTTTGAAGTATTGGCAACCGGGAACGCCGATCAACCTGGATGTAATCGGCATCGGCTCCAGTGTGATTGATTATCTGAGAGATAGCGGACACCCCGTTGTCGCTGTAAACTTCGCAAAAAAATCGGTAGCCAGAGATAGATCAGGCTTACTCACATTCAAGAATTTAAGGACTGATATATTCTGGAAGCTAAGGGATTTGCTAGACCCCCATTACGGCCCCACATTAGCTCTACCGCCCGACAACTCGGTATTGACAGAATTATCGGCAATCACCTATCGATTGCAACACGGAGGCATCCAAGCACGATCGAAGGATGAGATCAAGAAAGAAATCAAAGTTTCCACAGATATAGCCGATGCGATTGCGCTATCCTGCTATCGTGGTATGCACTACACCGGAGGGTTTTAAGTGAACCAAAAGATTAAGTTACCAGATGGACGGGAAGTTACGATCAGGGTTCAGAACGCAGAATCCTATGTCCCCAACCCTCAGAACACCAATAAGGGGAAGGAAAGAGGGAAAGCCGCCCTTGATGACTCTCTGCAAAATTCAGGCTTTCACCGGGGCATTGTGGTAGCCAAGGACGGGACTGTTATCAACGGAAACCACACCTATCAATCTGCCTCGGAATTAGGGGTTGTTAAGTCCTGGATTGAGGTAGAAGTTGAAGGGGATGTAGGGGTTGTCACAAAGCGGATAGACTGGAAAAATGCAGAGGATCCTAATGCTATATTAGCGGCGATTGCAGACAATCGAACGAGTGCATTAAACCTAGAATTTGACCCAGAAATATTAGAACAAGCACTGCAACAACTTGAGGAAGCAGGTAAGGACATACCCGATACAATATTGACAAAAGAGGAGATTGAGCAGTTATTAACGGCATCTAATGAATGGATGAATGATGAGCAAAATGAAGGACTCACAGATCCAGATGAAATTCCAGATGAAGAGTTTACAGAGACAAGGGTTAAACGCGGCGATATTTGGCAACTCGGACGACACCGGGTTATGTGTGGGGATAGTACCATTATCACGGATGTAGAACGGTTGATGGATGGAAAGAAGGCTGATATGGTGTTTACTGATCCGCCGTATGGGGTAGATTACGATGGTGGACACGCAACAGAAAGGAGAAGGGAAAAACTAGCAAATGACGACAGGGTTGATATGTATGACTTGCCAATTAAAAATGCTTTTATTGCCTCTGCTGATAATTGCGCGTTGTATTTGTGGTTTGCCGACAGGTTTGTAGGCGATGTTTTATCCGGATTAACTGAATCTGGCTGGGTTGTACGGAACTGGATTGTGTGGAATAAAAATCTTGCTCAGTTTGGTGCGATCGGCGCACAGTACAAGTCAAAGCACGAACCTTGTGTTTATTGTTTCAAAAAGGGGAATTCTACAAACTGGGACGGGCCGTCAAATGTGGTTACCGTTTGGGATATGAACCGGGGGTCTATCAATAATTTTCACCCCACGCAAAAACCCGTCGAGTTAGCAGAAAGATCAATAAATAATCATAATGCACCAAGAATTCTTGATCTTTTCCTTGGCTCCGGCTCCACCCTCATCGCCTGCGAAAAGACGGGCCGCGTCTGTTACGGGATGGAGTTGAGTGAGCGATATTGTGACGTGATTCTAAAGCGGTGGGAAGACTTCACAGGGGAGAAGGCCGTCTTACATGAAACCTAGACCGATCGCCACAGAGACATCGCCGCTACCCGATCGCATTAGAATCTGGGGAGAGTCAACAGAGGCGGCAGAAAAACACATCAAGCTAGGGCAAACGCTTCAGGGGCAGGGTGTAAAAGCGCTTCAGGAATTGCAGGCTGGAGGCGATATTGAGTCGATCGCCAAGGCTACCGCAGTGATTGAAAAAGGGATCAAAATTGAAAGGGACGGGCGATCGTGGTTGATGGAGCTACACGAACTTAAGCCCGCAGCGAAAAGACGATCTAACCCCAACTAATCCCCCTGGATGCCCACAACCGAGTGGCTTCTTCTTCCATTTTTTTATACTTACGAATCTCCGATCGAAGTGTATGAATAGTGGCTGCCATGGCTGCATCGGATTCCTTGTATCTTGGTATTTTCTTTAACCCCGCCGCATCCCCACCTCCAAACCTTAGACAAGCAACCCAGCTAGAAGAGTCAGAAGAAAAACAAGGGTAACGCTTTAGAACCCAGTCTGTTGTTATTCCTAACAAGTGAACCTTTGTTAATACTCCTGTTTCTTTTTTATATGTCATAACCTTTGAAAAACAAAAATCAAGCCATTTAGTTAATTTCGGTTTATTTCTGGTATAAGGCACTAATCCGCCTAATGCAATATAATGATAATTTTTTAATGCCCTTTCTATATGACAAGGATCAGCACCAACAGTTATAATAGGAATCGGGTTTAATCCTAGTCCTTCTAAGATAGACTGGTTCCTCCAGCTTGCATTTTGATCGCCAATAACATCTAAATTCATAAACTCTAGGCTTGCAAACTTCGATCGCCACCTTTTATCGAAATCTAAAGCCCATTCTGCGTATTCTTTAGGATGTATCGTCTTTCCTGTTGACCATGCTGTAAACGCTCCTGAGTCTATAATTACCCTCGGTCTGAGGTCAATACTGTTAGTGATAGCACTAACAGTATTGACGACCTCTTTTTGGTCTGAATAGGTCGCTAGATGAGCATCATGTTCAGTCTTCACCTTGTTCTCCATTTCAGGCGTGGCGCTATGTCCAGCTAGGTGTATTTTCACTAACTCGCTCCAATAGGTCTCGAAATAAGGCAATATGTTTTTATAAGCGTAACTAAACAAGCTTTTTGTATACCGGAGAGAGGACAATAGATTGTATTGACCTCTCTCAAATGTTGCGTCGGCCAAATGGATATTCATTGACGGTATTTCCAAATAGGGTCAATGATTCCTGTCTCTTTGAATCCACGATCGCGTAGATGGCAAGCATGACATTTACCACAGCCGCCCTTGACTCCATCGTAACAAGTATGAGTCTGTTCCATTACTTCCTCAAATCTTTCCCCTAACACTTCAACCGCCAACATCACAGAGTCGGACTTATTCAAATGCATCAATGGGGTATGGATTGTAAATCGGCCTGGTTGTCCCCATATCCCCTCAGATAAGGCCCGTTGCATCGCGTCTACAAACACTTGCCGACAGTCAGGGTATCCTCCAAAATCTTCCTCACATAGCCCAGTAAAAAGATCTGTAATTCCTAGCACTGCTGCACGGTTCGCAGCCAATGTCAGGAATAAGATATTCCGCCCCGGTACAAATGTTGGCTCTAGTCCCCCTGGAAGGTCATCAGGGGATTCATATTTACCAAGAGGGGTGTCACTAACCAACGGCGAGGTTCCCTTGAGGATGCGCCCCATGCTGACAAATTCATGACTGGCAATATTTAATAAGTTTGCAACGTTCCGGGATGAATCTAGTTCGATTGAATGTTTTTGTCCATACTCAAAAGTAATAGCATGGACTTCTTCAAACTGCTGACAGGCGATCGCAAGGCAGGTCGTGGAGTCCTGCCCACCACTAAGAATTACGAGTGCTTTTGACATAGTGAACCCTCATTTTATTAACCCCATTACTTCATTACGCGCAGAAACATCATCCCTAAAAACACCAAGCATGGTACTGGTTACAGTAACAGAGCCTGGTTTCAATACTCCCCGCGTAGTCATACATGTGTGTTCCGCTGATAATACCACCGCAACGCCAACAGGTGATAATGACTTGTCGATCGCTATCGCTAAATCATCCGTTAGTCGTTCCTGTAACTGAGGTCTAGACGCTAAAATATCCAATGCCCTGGGTATTTTTGACAATCCGACGACTCGACCGCTCGGAATATAGGCAACATGAGCAACCCCAAAGAAGGGCAGTAAGTGATGCTCACACAATGAGTTAAATGGAATATCCTTGACCAATACAATTTCGTCATGATTACAGGCGAATGTTTTAGAGAGAGGCTCCAATGGGTCTTCTGTTAATCCGTGGGTTATTTGCTGCCAATGCTTCAATACCCTGGATGGAGTGTCGATCATTCCGTCAGAGTCTAATAGATCCCCCCAAAGAGAACGCATCACTGAGGTTAAGGCGTTCAGTGTAGATACATCGACTGGTGCAAGTTTCATTGATTTGAACTCCTAAAATAGGCAAGCCGGAGCGTTCTAATTGTCGATAAATCCACCGAGCAACCTCTTCACTAGTGGGGGATTCTATCTGCAAGGATTCGTTAAGATGATAGTGGTCTAGATAATTTTCAATCAAAGGAGAAAGGTGTTTTTTTATGTCACTGTAATCCAATACCATTCCGGTACTGCTTCCTTCTGTTTCTAAAACATTACCGGAAACATAGACGATTCCTTTCCAGCTATGTCCATGAAGCCTTCCACATTTGCCACCATGAAACGGTAGCCGATGGGATGCTTCAAATGTAAATTCCTTTCCAAGTGTCCACATTATGGCAGTCCTAAAAGTTTATGCAACTGAACAGAAACCCGAACCCAATTATACCTGTTGACAACTTCTAAACAAGGCTTAATCGCCTCAGATATAGGTATGTTATCACGATCGCAAGGTTGAACACACACATTTCTATCCTGCCAGTAATGTTTATAAATGACAGGCAAGTAATAATCAAAGTCCGACACAGACTCAATCACTATCTTTAATTCATCAGCCCGATCCCAGAACTCAGGTGAGACAGCCTTACCTGTTAGATGTGTTTTGGGGGAGAGCGTCACCCAGACTGAGAAAGGGAGTTCTTGATAATAGATTCCTGACGTTTCAATACTGACAGATTTGTTCGCCAAGGCCAACGTAAGCGAGAGTAAGTCTTTTTGAAGAAAAGGCTCACCACCAGAAATTACGAGACGGTCTGAACGAACAGACTTAACAATATCTTCAATTGTCATCTCTACAAAAGGAATATCCTTGCCCCCGTTGGCATATCCCGTATCACACCATCGACACCCAACAGGGCAACCCCAGAGACGGATAAAATCAACTCCAAAGCCAGTCCAAAAACCCTCACCTTGAATGGTGTTTGTAAAAATTTCCTGAATTCTCATTTATCCCATCCTTGCTAAGAAGTCAGACGCAATATTCCCCAAGACAACCCCCCACGCTATCCGAGGGTCAGAGGGCAGGTCATCACTAAGCATTTTAGACTGCTCCAACAGGTCTAGAGTCTCATTTGTTATCAGAGCGCTAAACATCTTTAAGTCTGAGTCTGAGTCGTGTACCGGATGAGAATCATTGTCAAATTGACTACCATCTTCCTGAAAGTTATCCCAGTTAATCTCAGACAGCTTGACTAATTCTTCTAGCTCATTTCGGTCGTATGGAAGCCCTTTAATAAGGTCATCCATCGTTAAGTCTTGCCCAATTTCTGAAAGTAATTGAGACAACTCAACTTTCCCCGCAGATCCCCTTGTCTCGTTCATGACGATCGTTAATTTTTTTGCATGGGCATCAGGAACCCCATATATGACATTGCAATATACCTGGGCAGGTAAAACATTAAATCGATGCTCTCCATCTAGAATCTGATACTCTCCATCAATTTCAGGATGGGGGCGCACCAATAATTCCAAGACTTGCCCATACTCATTAATTGATTCCTTGATTGCGTCCTGCACTCGATCACCCATCATATTAGGGTTCCAAGGGTTAGGATGAAGTAAAGGCTTATCAATGAGTAGTCCCCTTTCAATCTTGTAAGGCATAGGTTGAAATCAATAATGGATAACACCAGAATATCCTATTCATTCTTCAATGCCTAAAAAAATATCAGAAATCAACCTAAAATAAAAAAAGTTCCCGTGGTTCGTTACCACCCTGGGTATGCTGGATAGCCGATCGGCTGGCCCGGGCAGAGGATGGGGAGCATTCACTTCAACAATTGAAAACCATGATCGACTTATTCTGCTATTGATGGAGCTAATATCTATTAGATTCTATTTCACTGCTATCCATCCAGCAAAGTTCATCCAACGCCAAAAACAATCAATATATCTAAATCCAGCTTGGTGCATTAAATCTTCATTCCATTTTGCTGTGACAGGAACCAACACCCCTTCTAGGCTTAACTTCTTACGTTCTATGGACTCTTGACTGTATCCGTTATCCCCCTTTAATTCATAATAGAGAGAAACCATTAAGTCATCAATTTCGCTTGTCTCTCCTAGTATTTTCTCCACAAGTATTAATACAGAACCGGGGAGCATTGAATGATAAATTCGCTTTACAATTTTCTGTCTATACTCAATAGGCGTAAACTGTAATGTAAGATTTGAAATTGTTACACAAACATTGCTTACTGATGGATAACTATACCGCAAATCAAGTTTTTCTATTTGAATCAAGTCTTTATTAAATCGGGAGAATCGTTGTTGACAAGCATCAAGCATAGAATCAGATACATCTATCCCGATATATTTGCAATACCCTCCAACCTTTTCAATAAGCATAGAGAGAACTTCACCACGAGAACATCCAAGATCAACGATAGTAGACGATTCGACTGCATACGCACTAGCTATATCTACGACAGATTTTCTCATCACGTCATATTGTGGAATAGACCGTCTAAGCATATCATCGAATATACTTGTCACATCTTCATCAAATTCCCATTTTGTTCCCGGTATGTGTGTCAATGAGTTCATTGTAAATTCCTTAATTAGCTAATTTTGTCTAAAATACCATTCTGGATCGTTTTTGCAATATGCATCATCATTACTGGAGGGACAGCACGCCCTAGGCGTTCCCATTGTTGAGCGTATGATCCAGTCAATATAAAATCATCAGGAAAAGCGCAAATTCGTCGTAATTCAGCGATCGAAAAATTCCTACACTCTGAATAATGGTAAATATCTCTAGTTCCTTGTTTAATGCAGTTGCAAGCCTTATCTGCCGAAACTCGGTAATGAGTCATCCCTGATGTTTTTTTAAATAGTTTTTCGTTGGCGCGTGAAAATCCTTCAGAATCACCTGGTGTTGTATTTTCCCATAGTATTTTAAATCGTGGAGATATATTCCATGCCTCTGATTCAATAAGTGCTGGCATATTCTTAATCGCATCTCCCACTGAGTATCGATACGGCAATGGATCAGGATGCACAGGCTCAACCACTAAATCTTCCCTAACTCCAATGAAGATTGTTCTTTGTCGCATCTGAGGGACACCTAGCCATTGAGCATCTAGCACCTTGCACTTTACATTATAACCACAGGCTTTCAGTGCTTTAAGTATTTCTATAAAATAGCCCTTCGCCGTTCCTTTAATAAGTCCTGAAACATTCTCTGCTACAAACACCTTAGGCTGTGTTCCCTTGACGAGTCGGACATACTCAAAAAACAAATCATCTACACGCTGTTTTGTATCTGAGTACTGCTTAACCTTGCCCCACCCAGCCTCTCGTTTTCCAGCGGTAGAAAAAGCTGCACATGGAGGGGAGCCATCAAAGATGTCAATTTCACCTAATCCTAATCCCGTGGCTGATAAAATATCTCCTGGCGAAACCTGTCTAATATCCCTTGTCTCTAATATTGATTTGGGATGGTTCGCCTTATAAGTTTTTTGTGCTTCCGGTATAAATTCGTTAGCCCATAAAACCCGATAGCCAGCCATCCTATAGCCAAGGCACGATCCGCCGCATCCACTAAAGGTAGAGACGACATTATATCCATTCCAGGGAATAGCTACTACGTCGGTCATTGACATAACCTTATATGGTGGCTTGTTCATTTCCCTCCGCTCCATTTATATCCACACTTGGGGCACTCATGATCTGTATAAATATCCTCATCATACTCCTTAAACTCTTGAGGTGAAATACTAGAATCTGAATCATTAGTATCTTCACCGACAATATTATTCCAATTCACTTCAGATAGTTTTATTAGTTCGTTCAATTCATCGGCATTATAGGGTAGTGCTTTTAATAATTCCTCTGGATCTAATTCCTGGCTTACTTCGGCCAATAACTGAGAGAGTGCTATTCTATCCGCCTCTCCCCTGGTCTCATTCAGAATAACAGTCAGCTTTCTTGCATGACTATCAGGAACGTCGTGAATTACATTGCAATACACATTCTCTGGTAGTACACTATAGCGATGCTCCCCATCTAGAATCTGATACTCTCCATCAATTTTAGGATGTGGACGCACCAACAACTCTAGCACTTGTCCATACTCGGTAACGCTCTCCTTGATCGCATCCTGTACCCTCTCGCTTGTCCGGTTAGGGTTCCAAGGGTTAGGATGAAGTAAAGACTTATCAATGAGTAGTCCCCTTTCAATCTTGTAAGGCATAGGTTGAAATCAATAATGGATAACACCAGAATATCCTATTCATTCTTCAATGCCTAAAAAAATATCAGAAATCAACATAAAATAAAAAAAGTTCCCGTGGTTCGTTACCACCCTGGGTATGCTGGATAGCCGATCGGCTGGCCCGGGCAGAGGATGGGGAGCATTCACTTCAACAATTGAAAACCATGATCGACTTATTCTGCTATGCAATTTTGAATGGGGCACTGGTTGACCTAACCTCTATGTGTCAGCCCCCATCCCCCGCTGCTGTCCAACCTGCTCCAACACCGGCAAAACAACTCAGGGTATCAGACCTCACGATCGGAGAGGATGGGCGGTTCTACGGCCGGGTGACAAACCAGACATCAGAAACGGTTCGGTTTGTAAAGGTATTTTATGAAGTGATTGGGGAAAACGATCGCCTGATTGAGAGTGGAAGCGTATATACCCAGCCCGCAACGATCGCACCGGGGGAAACCGTAAACTTCTCCTGGTTCACCAATACAGAGAACTTCAAGACGATCCGAATCACCTATACAGAGTGGCGCTAAAATATTTTTATCCTAAAGGGGTTGACAATTTAGGCAAAGATGGTATATAGTAAGTACATGGAAACAAAACAAACGCCTGGGAGGGCAAAGACAATGACACTTACACGAATCTGGAATATTGAAGATAGCCTATCTCTCTCGCACATCTTAGAAATTCGCCGATCGCTACCTGAAGGCGCAACCCCAGAAGATTACTTGGTAGCACTAGAAGCCGCAAAGGCGGAAAGCGATCGTGCAATCCAGGGTTAAACTAAAAACAAGCTAAAAACAAGCCCCGAAAGGGGCTTTTTTATTGCTTGCCTATTCCCCAAGAGTGCTTTAAGAGTCTGGCAAATATGGCCCGCTGCACCACAAAATCTCGGAACAATTGGCACAGCATATCGATCGCCTGTTTCCTGCTCATCTCATGGGCTTTCAAGCAGAACGCCACAATCTCAAATTCCTGCTCAGGGGTGAGGGTCACTTCCTCAGTTGAGTGGTTCATAATAGCCTCTAAGACTTTTGAGCAATATACCGCAATGGACAAAATCCAGGAACTGTTCCAACAGATAGAGCAATGGGGATACACCCTCAAACTAACCTCCAACGGGCACTGGACAGCCAGCATTTTGACAGGGAACCGATGCGAAGCCAGGGCTACAGGGAACACACCGCTACAGGCGATCAAAGGGGCAATCCTGATACTGGAACCAACGCTAATCGAATGGGAACTATCCACAGGGATCCCACGATCGCAAAGAGCAAAGTCCCTATAAAAATATTTTTATCTCAGGGGTTGACATTCTAGGCAAAGGGGGTTATAGTAGTTATATGAAAACAACCACGGAGCAACACACTATGAAGTGCAACTTTACAGAATTAAACGAAACTGAAACAGGACTTCTTAATATTGAATACATTGGCAAGGACAAGTTTATGATTATTTGGAAGGAAGAGGACAACGAGAAAGCCCGTGGAATCTTGAAAGCAGCAAAGATCCGTACATCCAGGGAGCAGCATTGCAATGCTGGCGACTGGCGGTTTGATAATCCTGTTTTATCAAAGGTAAATACAGTATTCTGGGTCGTTACATCAAAAGCGGTTCAAAAGGTTAGGGAAACCGGGTTTGCAGTTACTAACCTACTCCTAGACTAAAATACCAGCCCCTTCGGGGGCTTTTTTA